TTGAATTTTTTTCAGCTATTTCAAAATTCTGTTCAAAAATTCGTTCTTGTAAATTCCTAATATCTTCTCTATTAATTTTCATTTTTAATTTTTTTAATAATTATTATTTAATTAAAATCTTTTTGATCTTCATCTGCACCATATCTAACACACATATCTAAAAATTCATTACCATTCAATCCTAAATACATATTAATATTTATATAATTTGACAAAGATACAAAAAATATTTTAGAAAAAAAAGAGTTTTTTATTTTAATATATAAATATGATAAAAATTACATATCAAAACTCGAAAAGGTGCCAGATATGATACAAAAAATAAAAAATATAATATGAAATCAATGAAATTACAATTATTTGAATTTAAGAACAATTTAACTATGGAACAATTAGAAATTAGTAGAATTGCACACACTCATTTAGAAAATTATGATTATATGTCAGAATTAGAATTAAATGAATCATTAAAATTAAGTTTATCTCCATATGGATATGATTCTGATGTTAAATCATTTTTAGAAAATGTACAAGAAGAAGTTGAAAAATTTCCCCTTGTTTTTGAACTAAAACATCTATATAAAAAAGTTGAAAGAAAAAATCATGGTATGTTGTATAGACAACCATTAGTTGTTTTATTAGAAATTATTAATAAACCTACTGATGAATCAAGAATGGAATCAGTTTTAAATGAATTAACAATTTATGATTGGGTACCTGAAATTAAACATTTCTTATTAAAAATGACTGCATCACCATTAGAAAGAGAAAATTTAATTAACTCTGGAAAAGGTGAAAAAATTTATACATTAGTAGAAAAAGTAGAAGAAGGACATTTAGCTTTTATAGTAGATAGATGGTTTTTAATTGCAGAAAAAGAAATTAAACAAGTTAATGCTGATGATTATATCAAAGATATTGAGAAAGTTAGAGAACTCAGATTATTAGAAAAAGTATTACAAATGGGAGATATTGAAGAAAATAAAATCAATTTCCAAATTGATGAAAATCTTACATTAGGATTATCAACAAAAAATAATGATGTTTATTTAAATGGTGATAAATTAGATAAAGAAACAACATTAGAAACATTATTTAATTCTCCAATAATTCCAATTTTGAAAAAGGATTATTATAATTTAGTTGAAGCGGCAACAAATAATTTAGATAAATTTGTTGAATTAGATATTGCGGTAAAAATAACCAATTTATTAAATCCATTTAATGAATCAATTGCATTTAATTATAAAGATAAAATGTATATGTATTCAAAAGATTCAAGATATGGATCAAATTTCTATATTTATGAAAATGCAATTGAATTAATTCAAGATGTTCAAAAAGAATTAGATTTTGATTTATCTAAATTTTATGAAAATAAATTATCTGAAGAATTAAAAAATCTTAGAACATTAGAAGATAAAGAAAAACAAATTGATATGAAATTAAAAGATATCAATGAATCAATTCTTATGATTAATGAAAGTAAACTTTTAACAGAAAGTAAAGAATTAGAATTAACATTTAATAATTTATTAGTTTTAAAATCTAAATTATCTAAAGAAGTACTTTCAATTAAAAATGAAAAAAATGCAGCAAGAAAATTACTAATTACGAAAGTATAATTCTCAATTATGTGAAATTAACAACAGAAACTACTAATTATAAGTAGTTTCTGTTTTTTAAACTTTTATATAAAACGTTTATATATTATTATGTCATATGATTTTAAATCATATAAAATAAAAGCATCCATAGAGTTATAAAGCATATAAATTTCACATTAACACACAAAAAATAATGCACACAATTTATGGCAAATTACTTAGAGGATAGAGATCTCTATTATGAAATAGTTCTTTCAAAAGGAAAAGGGAAATTAACAAAAAAAACTCAAACATATTTTCAATTAATTGCAACAAATCTTATCAGAAAAATGTCTAATAGATATAAAGATGAAGATGAAAAACTTGATTGTCAACAAAATGGGTTATTAATTATGCTTGAAAATTGGTATAATTTTGATGAGAAAAAATATAAGTACGCGTTACCATATTTTACAGAAATAACTAAACGTGGAATGACTCAAGCTTTCAATGAGTTACGAGGAAGAAAATCTCATCAGAAAAATTATGTTAGTTTTATTAGTTTAGACTCTGGGAATGATGGAAATGGGTTATATCATATATAGATTTTTAATCAAAAAATAAAAAGGGGATTTATTATTCTCCTTTTTTTAATATATAAAATATGGCATATACTAAGAAAGAAATTATTAAAAAATTTATTATTAAACATGGTAATAAATATGATTATTCATTGGTTAATTTTGAAAATATTAAAAAAAATATTATTATAAAATGCAAAAAGTGTGGTAATATATTTTCTCAAAGACCAGATCATCATTTAAATGGAAGTGGATGTAAATATTATAAATATTATACAAAAAAAACATATCTTGAAAAAGTAAAAAAAATACATAATAATAAATATGATTATTCTTTAATTAAAAATTATCATTATAATAAAAAAATTAAGATTATTTGTCCTATACATGGAGTTTTTGAACAAAATCCAATATGTCATATTACCTCAGGGTGTCCTAAATGTGTAGGAAAAAATATAATTACTGAAGATATAATTAAAGAATCAAAAACTATTTATGATAATTTATTTAATTATTCAAAAACTATTTTCATAAATAAAAGAATTTCTATGTTATTTGTTTGTAATAAATGTGGAAATATTCAAAAAGAAACATATAAAAATCATATACTTGGAAATGGTTGTATTAGATGTAATAAAAAAAAAGAATTTATAAAAAAAGCAAAAGAAATTTATAAAAATAATTATAATTATTCTAATATTAATTTTATTAATTTTACTGAAAAAATAAAAATTTATTGTAATAATTGTAATAAATATTTTTACAAAAAACCTACAATACATATTTGTAAAAGAAATCAAGGTTGTCCTTATTGTAAAAATTCAAAAGGAGAAAATAAAATATATGAGATATTAGAAAAAATGAAAATATTTTTTGTTAAAGAAAAACGTTTTGAAAATTGTAAAGACAAAAATTCATTACCATTTGATTATTATTTACCAAATTATAATTTGTGTATAGAATATGATGGAGAACAACATTTTAAATCAATTGATGTTTTTGGTGGTAAAGATGTATTCAAAGATAGGATAAAAAAAGATAATATAAAAAATAATTTTTGTAATGAAAACAATATAAAATTATTAAGAATTCCTTATTATGATTTTGAAAATATGGAAAATATATTAAAAAATTATATAAAATAAATCCAATTTATGGGAAATACAAGAAATCCAAAATCCCCAAAGAAAAGAAATGGTAAGAAATTCTATCATCAAGGGTTTTATAAAATCATTAATGAAGAAAAATATATGGGTGATACGAAAAAATGCATTTATCGGAGTTCCTGGGAGTTAAAATTTATGATGTTTTTAGATCATGAAAAAGATATTGTTAGGTGGGGTTCTGAAACAATAACAATACCATATCAAGATGAAAAAGGAAAATTTCATCGTTATTATCCAGATTTCTATTTTGAAAGAAAAGATAAAAAAGATCCAGAAAGATATGAAAGAGTTGTTGTAGAAATAAAACCTTTAAAAGAAACTCAACAACCAGAAATCCCAAAAAAGAAAACTACTAAAGCATATGAAAGTTTTGAATATAAATTAAAAATGTATCAAAAAAATTTATATAAATGGACAAAAGCAAAATATTGGTGTGATAAAAATCAATTAAAATTTGTAATTATTTGTGAAGATTATTTAAAAAAGAAAAATATATTATAATGTATTCTAAAAAAGATTTTATTAAAGATGCAAAATTAAAACATAAAAACAAATATGATTATTCAAAAGTTATATATAAGAATAAAAAAACTAATGTAATAATTATATGTTCTGTACATGGAGAATTTGAACAAAAACCATATTTACATTTATCTACAAATGGTTGTAAAAAATGTAATATAGTAAATGGATTATATTCAAAAAAGAAAAAATCAACAGAGCAATTTATTATTGACGCTAAAAAAATTCATGGTGATAAATATAATTACTCTTTGGTTGATTATGTTAATAATAAAACTAAAGTAAAGATAATTTGTTCTATTCATGGAATTTTTGAACAGAGACCAGATACCCATTTAAACAATAATTGTTATAAATGTGGTAGAATATCTAGTAGATTAAAAACAATAAAAAGAATAAAGAAAAATAAATTAAATGGTAATCAATTAGTGCCAAATTATAATTCAAATGCTTGTGATTTATTTGACAAAATATCAAAACAAAAAAATATTTATATACAACATGCAAAAAATGATGGAGAATATTTTATTAAAGAATTAGGTTATTGGTTAGATGGTTATGATAAAGAAAATAATATTGTTTATGAATTTGATGAAGAATATCATAAATATCAAATTGAAAAAGATATAATAAGACAAAATGAAATAATAAATTATTTAAATTGTAAATTCATTAGATTAAAAAAAATTTAGATAATTAATTATTTTTTTAATTTTTTTTAATCTTTTTCTATATTTTTTAATATATGAAAATAAAAAATTTATAAAAATTTATGAAAAAAATTAAAAAAAATTTTGAAAATGAGAAAATTGAAGTAATAAAAAAACTAAAAGATTTTTATTTTGCATATGAAAATTTGACTAATCAAGTAAAACAACAAAATTGGAAAACAACTGGAGAACATTTTACTCAATTAAGACAAATAAATAATGATGTTAAAAATTTAAAAGAAGCAACTAAAGAACAAATATTTGAAATATCAGATTGGGTTAATGATAAATTAAATAATAAAACTTCTTGGAAAGATTAATTTTTTAATCTTTTATAATCTAAAATTCTTTTTAATTTTTTTTCTCTTAAATAATTTAAATCATTAGTTGAGAAATATAAAAATGAAGCACTCAATGAACAAGTTAAATTATCATCTTTAAGTGTTATTAAATTTGGAAATTTTTCTGATAAGCTTTTTATTTCATAAATTTTACCAATTGTTAAATGTTGTTCATACATATCACCATCATTTAAATTATTGTAAATACATAAAACTTTTTGTTCTTTATACATAATTAAATCTTTATATTTAACCTATTATTTAATATATAAAATTTATGGGAATGTTTGATAATTTTGAGAATTATGTTTATGGTACTTTAGGATTGACTTCTTCAGGTATGCAGAAATTTATTATAAATCAAACTGATATTTTATTTAAATTAAAAAATAAACCAAACTATACTGAAATAGCACCAATGACATTGGATAAATTAATACCAAGAAGATTTTATTTAATACAGTATAATTATAATGGGAACAAAATATGGTGTCCAATATTAGCATTAGAATATAAAGTTATTAATAATAAAAACATATTATATGCAGTTAATTTAGAATATTTACCTCCAAAATATAAAATAAAATATTTTTCATTATTATTTAAAATTATAAAAAAAGAATTAGAAAAAATTTCAGATATTGCTAAAGAAGTAAGATATGAAAAACCTTTATCAATAAGTTTTAAAACAATATATAATATGTTGAAAAAAAATGGCAATATGAATTTTGCTATAACTGCTTATGATTATTTAAAAATAACTAAAGTATATTTATGTTCAGTTAATATTCTACCATTAATAATTATGTGTGATCCTAAAAAATATAATTCTAAAAATATGAAAGAATTATTTATTAAAATACCATCTGGACCAGAAAAAGACACATTAAAAGAAATTATAGAAAAACATGATGAATTAATTGAACAATATCAAGAAGATTCTGTTGCATATCATAAACAAGTGGCAACATTTGAAAAAAATTTCAAATTAATAAAATAGATAATAAAAATAGACAGGTTAATTATTTATATATAAATTAATATGAAAAGAAAAACCACAGAAGAATTTATTAAAAATGCAAAAAAAATACATAATAATAAATATGATTATTCATTAGTGAATTATGTTAATGCAAAAACAAAAGTAAAAATTATATGTTCAATACATGGTGTTTTTGAACAACGTCCAGATAATCATTTAAATAGAAAAGATGATTGTCCTTTTTGTAAAAAAAATAAAAAACTTTTAAAAAAAGATTTTTTAACTCGGTCTAATATAAAACACGATAATTATTATGATTATTCTTTATTGAATTATATTAATTCAAAAACTAAAGTTAAAATTATTTGTCCTATTCATGGTGTTTTTGAACAAACACCTGAAAAACATATGTCTGGTAGTGGTTGTCAGAAATGTGGAGGATCAGAAAAATTATCTATTAATGAATTTATAATGAAATCAAACACAAAACATAATAATTTTTATAAATATAACAAATCATTTTATATAAACAATTCTACTAAATTAATAATTACTTGTCCTATACATGGAGATTTTAAACAAATACCAACAAATCATATGAAAGGTAATGGTTGTGAATTATGTGCAAAAGAAAAACAATTAAAAGAAAAAGAAAGTAATAGATGGAAATATTTTACTTTTTTTAAGGAAAAAGCAAAAATAAAATTTAAAAATAATTTTATTTATAAAGGAGAAACATATATTAATTTTAAAACCAATATGTCAATAATTTGTCCTATTCATGGAATATTTAAACAACGTCCAGATAATCATTTAAATTCTGAACACGGTTGTCCTTTTTGTGCTGAAAAACAAAGAAGATTAAAAAGAATTAAAAGAATTGAATTTAATTTAAAAAATGGATATCAAATAACACCTAATTTTAATTCTGATGCTTGTAAAATATTTGATGAAATTTCTTTAAAAGAAAATATTTATATTCAACATGCACAAAATGGTGGAGAACATCATATCAAAGAATTAGGTTATTGGTTAGATGGTTACGATAAAGAAAATAATATAGTTTATGAATTTGATGAGAAATATCATGAAACAAAAAAACAACAAGAAAAAGATTTAATAAGACAAAAAGAAATTATAAATTTTCTTAACTGTGATTTTATTAGACTAATAGAAAATAATATATAAAATATGGCATCATATAATAGATACACACAAAATAGTGGACAAGATATATCTTTAACTTCAACAGTAGATAATAAAGGTTTCTTTAATAGAATGTTAAGAACATTATCGAATTGGGGTCAGGATTATCAAAACATGGTGATTAAAAATACATATTCTACTGGTATTCATGAAGATCCACAAGGAGAAGCTAATAGTACTAATATGTATGATATATTTACAAAGAAAACAATTGCAAAGATATTAAATCGTAAATCAATTGCATATTTAGATCGAGCTTATGAAGATAAACGAAAAATTTTAAGACAATATGCAATTAAAGATGAAGTAAAAGATTTTGTTACACAAATTTCAGATGAAACAATTATTTATAATGAAGATAATTATTTTTGTAAAATGAAAGATTTACCAGATGAATTTGATAACACAATTAAGCAAAAATATCAAGAAAATTTTGATAAAATTTATAGAAATTTTGGATTTAATGATGGATTAACAGCTTGGAATTATTTTAAAAATTTTTTAATTGATGGTTTTATCGCATATGAAATTGTTTATGATAATAAACAAAAAAATATTATAGAATTATCACCAATTGACCCAATGACAATTGTTGTTGCTACAGATCCAGGAACGGCAACTATTGTGTGGGTACAACATCCTGATAATCCACAATTAAGAAGAGTTTTATTAGATGCTCAAGTAATTTATATATCATATTCAAATAATAATGATTTTGCAGAAACATCTTATGTTGAAAATTTAATTAGACCTTATAATCAACTTAAAATGTTAGAACAAACAAGATTGTTATATAATATTAATCAAGCAGCAATTTATAAAAAATTTATTATACCTACAAATGGATTAACAAGACAACAAGCAGAATCTCAAATTTATGAATTAATGGCAGATTATCATGAAGATGTTCAATGGGATGACACAATGGGTACAGTAAGTATAAATGGTTCAAAAGATATTCCACATTCAAAAGATTTTTGGTTTCCAAATTCAGATTTAGGTACACCAGATATTGAAATAATGGCTGCACAAGGAACAGATCTTAATGAAGATACTATGTTACAATGGTTTTTTAAAATTTTAAAAAGAGCATCTAAATTACCATTTTCAAGATTTGATGAAGAATCTGGTGGTGGAAATATATTTAATGATTCATCAGAAATTACAAGAGATGAAATAAAATTTGGAAATTATATTAAGAGATTAAGAACAATATATAAAGAAATATTAATGAAACCTATGAAAATTCAAATGATAATGGATTTTCCAGAATTAAAAGATGATAATTTATTTCATTCAAATTTAAAATTAGAATTCAATTCAAATGAACTATTTGAAGAATGGAAATATCTTAATAATTTAAGTAAAAGAGCTGAAATAGTTTCTACATTATCATCTAATTTACAAGATGCTGAGGGTAATTCTTGGTTACATATTGAATGGTTAGTTAGAAATATTATGAAATTAACTGATGAAGATATTGCAGAAAATAATAAATATAAAATGATTGCTGGTGGACAAACTCCTGGTGGTGAAGGTGGTGGAGGCGGAGAACCTGGTGGTTCTGGTGGTTCTGGTGGTTCTGGTGGTTCTGAAGAAGATTTTGGTGGAGCACAAGGGGCTCAAGATTTTGGAGCACAAGGGACTCAAGAAGAAGGTGGTGGAGCACAAGAAGGTGAGGCACAAGGGGGAGAATCTCAATTTGAATTTTAAATAAAAAAAATATATAAACTAATATGAATTTTTTTAATATATAAATACAATGCAAGTTTAGCTTATGTAAAGCGTCTATCCACCAGATAGAAGATTCTGTTCAAATCAGAGACTTTGCTCAACATGGAAAGAGATTAAAATATTTTAATCTCTTTTTTTTTATAAATTTAATTTAATATATATAAATGAAAATAATGATGAAAATATGAAAAAGAATTTTAAAGCATTTGTAAATGAAATATATAAAGGAAGTAATAAAACAATAGGGTTTAAATATTCAACTCCAGATGAAGAATTTAATCTTAGTGGAATGATATTTTCTAATTTAAAAATCACACAATTAAAAAAATTAGTAAATGAAGAATTAGATAAAAATGTTGAAAGTTATTTATGTGAAATTGAAAAATATAATGAATTAAAAAATGTATCTGCTTTTGATTTAGATGAAAAAGGAAAAGAAAAAGAATATAAATATGAATATGTTTATTTTTATAATATTGATTTTGAAGCATATTCAAAATTAGAAATTATTTCATTATTTCATTATTTTTATAAAAATTTAGATAAAAATTTATTAATATTTCCAACAAATACAGTATATCTTAATGATGAGAAATTTGATGAATTACCACTTCATAAAAAAAATAAAATTGGATACTAATTATTACATTATGAAAAACTATATAAAATTTATTAATGAAAATGAAAATAAAAATAATCAGAATATTTTAGTTATTGTTGATTTTCAAAAAGAATTTGAGAAATTTATTCCATTAGGTATGTTAGAAAATTTAATTAATTTTTGTAATAATTTTAATTCTGTATATCAAATTTGGGATAGTAATAAAGCTGATGATCCATCATATATATTCCCAAATCAGAAAGAAGCAATAATTAAAAAATTTGGTACTAAATTTTCAGATAATTTAGAAGAAACAGTAAAAGAATTAGATGCAAAATATCCAAATGCAAAAGAAGGTGACATGTTTGAATTTGATGATATAAATTCATATGTAATTAGGGTTAAGAATAAACACAAATGGTTTTATATTACGGAAAATTTGGCTAATTTATTTAAAAAATTAAAAGGTAAAAAAGTTACATTAGTGGGCGGGGCATATCGAGAATGTTTGCTCGATGTTTTTGAAGCGATGGAATCATTTGAAATTAATGTAGTATATGATAAAAGATTTATATATTCTGCAAAAAATAATAATAAACAACAACATAATTTAAAAACTCAAAGCTATTCTTTATAACATATGTGAACAAATTTCATTTAACCATTTATTTCTTGATACTGCATCATATGTAGCTCTACAGTTTTTTATAAAATCTTTTTTAATTTTATATTTTAATGCTTCTTCTTGACATTTTTCTTTTGTCCATTTAATTCTACTATTTTTCATATGAATACAAATTTCATTTAACCATTTATTTTTTGATGCTGAATCATAAGCACCATTATATTCTTTTTTAAAATCTTTTTTAGTTTTATATTTTAATGCTTTTTCTTGACATTTTTCTTTGGTCCAGTAACCATTTGGTTTTTTTAATTCAATCATGTGAGAACAAATTTCATTTAACCATTTATTTTTATAAGCTATTGACCAAATATTTCTTGATTTTTTAAAAAATTCAGTTCTAACATTATATTTTAATGCTTCTATTTTACAAATATCAAATTCTATTTTATAATTAAAAGATAATTCTATTTTATTCATGTGAGAACAAATATCATTTAACCATTTATTTTTATAAGCAGATGACCATGCTCCACTTGATTTTTTTCGTTT